TTGCCTTCCAAATACAAAAATGGATGGAACGTAATGCCCGAGCTGGTGCTCGTTATACTGAGTTCCTTCGTTCGCATTTCGGAGTCTCTCCACGTGATGAACGTTTACAGCGTCCGGAGTACATTGGAGGTAGTAAAGCTCCCTGTATAATCTCTGAGGTATTACAAACATCATCTTCCGATGCAACCTCAGCTCAAGGCAACCTTGCTGGTCATGGTATAACTGTATCTGACGCTTATTGTGGTAAATATCATGCTAAGGAGTTCGGGCTCATCATCGGTATCATGTCTATCATGCCTCGAAGTGCATACTCGCAAGGTATAGATAAACAATGGTTACGTAAGACTAAATATGATTTCTATTTCCCCGAGTTTGCTAACCTGAGCGAACAAGCCATCTTAAACGCCGAAATATGTGCAACTGGTACATTATCTCATAATCAAGACATATTCGGTTACCAGGGAAGATATGACGAAATGCGTACTAAAAATAGTATGATTGTTGGTCAAATGCGTGGTACCTTTGATTATTGGCACATGGGGAGACAGTTTGATGTAGGCTCTCCCCCAGTTCTGAACGCTAACTTTATTAAGTGCGTCCCTCGTAAGGACATTTTTGCAGTACCCTCAGAACCGGGGCTAATTATAAACTTCGGTAATGTAATCAAAGCTTTCCGACCGTTGCCTTATATGGCAGTACCCGGTCTTATTGACCATAACTGAGGTGATATGAAAATATCTAATAAAACTCGCAAAAGATGGCGTAAAAGAGCGATGTTTAATTTACATCGAAAAAATTTAAAAAAAGGACTTGGGAGCAAGTACCTTAAACATAAAAGGAGATAAAAAATGATTTTTGCTACTAAATATTCAGTACAAAAAACTCCCCCTGAAGCTAATCATGGTCCTTCCCATGTAGAAAAAGCCGGATATATTCCGGCTCAGGCAAGAATTGAAAACATGATGCTTGCCGGGCAACGTCTTGTCGCTCATCGTGCAGAAATGTACGATTTTAAAGAGCTAAAAGACATTGATGAGAACTTCATCGATCCTACAAGGTCAAAAAACTTTGACATGGCAGATGCCTCTCAATTTGCTTTAAATCTCGAACAAAAACAGAAGGCGGAAGAGGCTCTAAAAGCCTCTCAGAAAGCCCAGGAAGCTCTACAAGAGGCTCAAAAACAGAAAGAAGGGGTAAACTCCCCTGATTAAAAAACATTTGGCTATAACCTACCCTTGATGTGGTTATAGCCAAGTGACACCAATAAGACTTGACTTTTGGAGGAACTTATGAAAAATAAAAAAATAGGAGGTAGTTATGAGTCTATTTAGCGGAGCATCTCAGATAGCGAATACAATCCCCGGAGGTAGCAGTACTTTGGGATTAGCCTCTCTCAATCCTGCGTTAGCTTTAGGAGTTGCTGATTCAGCTCAATCCGCATATTTTAACTATAAAAATTACAAATTACAGAAATCAACTTTTGATTGGCAGAAAGACATGCAAGCTCAAGCTTGGGCAAGAGAGGACAATTCTGTACAACGTCGTGTCGCTGATTTAAAAGCAGTCGGTCTATCTCCTGTGTTAGCTGCTGGTACTGGAGCATCATCATCAAATCCTATATCTGTAAATACTCCTCAAATGCAAGGCGTAAATTTAAGTGATAAAGCAATGTTTGTCATGTCCATGATGAAAATGGAAAATGATATACACAACACAATAGCACAACGCGAGTTGATTAAAGCTCAAACCTTTAAAGATTTAGCCGAAGGAGGTATTAAAGCACATGATTTATCAATTTATAAAAAATCTGGAATGGCATCAAACGCTCACGGTATTGCAAAGGATATTAGAGATATTTTGGGTCTTATTGGTACTAACCCCGCTGCTGCCACTCAAAAAGTTAAAGACCAAGTAGATAATGCTTCAAAATTTTTAAAAAATCCTTTTACATGGCAAAAAAATAAAAATAGAGAATATTTTATTAATAATGCAGATGTAAAAGATGATAAGGGTAAAACCTTGACTAAAGAGCAAAAAGCCCACATGTGGGATAATTATAAAAAATAGGAGGTAGTTATGCGTAGACGTAGAGGCTCATTTAGACGTAAAACCCGAAGGGTCAGAAAGTATGGTGTAGACCGAGGAGGCATTAGATTATGACATGCTTTGTACACAACCTAGAATCATTATGGTCACACGTCCCGGGAGCACGTACCCGCAAGAAATGGAGGTTCCCTGTGGACAATGTATCGCCTGTAGAATTGCAAAACGCAAAGAATGGTCGTTGAGGTTACTACATGAATCGCACTATTGGAATGATAAGTCTTTTGTTACTCTTACTTATGATGACGACCATATGCCTGAGCATGGTACGATTAGTAAGATGGAGTTACAAAAATTTGTTAAGCGACTTAGGAAAAATCTTAACGGTCGGCGCATTAAGTATTTTGCTTGTGGCGAGTACGGTGACAGTTCTCAGCGTCCTCACTATCATATTATATTATTAGGAGTAGGTTTAAAACATGAAGACAAACAAGTGGTTAAAGATTGCTGGAGGTATTGCGATTGGACTAACAGGTCTATATCTCGGAATTCCTTTGGATTGGTTGAGCCTGATTCAATCCGTTATGTAGCTCAGTATGTTGATAAAAAGTATGTTGGCGAGTTAGCCTCAGAAATTTATCACAAAACAAACAGGGAGGTACCCTTTAAAATTTGTTCTCAAGGCATCGGATTGCAATATGCACTTGAAAACAAAGAACAGATAGATAACTTAGGATACATTACTCACAAAGGTGTTAAAAACAGTATCCCTCGTTATTATATCAAAAAATTGGAGCTCGATACAGAGCGATTAAGAGAGCAAGCTCTCTTAAATGACTGCGAAAAAAATGAACATTACACTGGCATAAATGTAAGTACTGACGACGCTTTGCGAAGCCTACAACCCGAGTTAATACAAAGTATATATGAGGGACAGTTGCGAAGCAGAAAGCAGTCAGAAAAAAACTTAACAGCCAAAGTAATGTTAAAGCAGTCAAAAATATAAAGTAGAAGGCGAAGCCGTTCTCCTGCTTTTAATACACATAGCCTCGATTCTGAGGCTATGAGACAAGGGCAGGGAGCCCGCGTCAGCATCAATCAAATAAACTAAATGAGGTAAAAAAATGCCGATAGCAAATTTGTATGTAGTCCGTGACTTAGTAGCAGGCGAAGCAGGACCAGTGTTCACAGCAAAAAATGACGGTATAGCAATCCGTCAGACTTGTATGCTTCTCCATGAGTGTGAGTGTATAGATATTAATGATTATGCCCTCTTCCAAGTTGGAACGATTGACACAGAGGAAATGGAAATTCTTCCGGAAATTAAACAAATATCCTTTGATCAGCTTTATGCCGTATATAAGCACAAGCTCGAAGAGCTTAAGGCTCGTGAAACCTATATAAGAGAGGTTAAATAAGTTATGCCCGGTAAACGCAATGTATATGAGCATGTTGGTGGTTTGCACCCAGGTCGCTCAGTCTTTGACCTGAGCTATGAGAAAAAATTAACATGCGATATGGCTCAGCTTATCCCGGTTATGTGTGACGAGGTCGTCCCCGGGGACTTCTTCCAGATAGGCAATCAGGCTGTAGTTAGATTTCAGCCTCTTGTAGCGCCTATTCTGCATGAGATTAATATGTATGTGCATTATTACTTCGTTCCTTATCGTATTTTGTGGGATGATTGGGAAGATTTTATATCTGGTGGTATCGATGGCCAATTTAGCGATCCTGTCCCCGAATGGGAACCCACAGACACAACAGTTGGATCTCTCTGGGATTATCTCGGCTTTCCCACTGGCGTGGATCCTGATGGAGCGTACCCCCTCGACTTTCCCCGACGTGCTTACAATCTCGTTTACAACGAGTATTACAGGGACGAGAATTTGCAGACGGAAGTTGCTCTTACCAATGAGACAATACTCAATCGAGCGTGGGAAAAAGACTACTTCACAAGCTCGCTACCTTGGCAACAAAGAGGTACCGCCCCCGCATTGCCTATTTCTGGTTCTACTACAGCTGTATTTGCAACTGGTACCAATGCTAATGTAGCATCTCTAAATTATAACAGTGGATCTAATCGAATTATCACTGGTTCTGGTACTGCTCAAGCTCTTGCTGCAAATACAGTGGATTTATCTACTGCATCTACCTTTGACATAGCAGATTTACGATTTGCCTTCCAAATACAAAAATGGATGGAACGTAATGCCCGAGCTGGTGCTCGTTATACTGAGTTCCTTCGTTCGCATTTCGGAGTCTCTCCACGTGATGAACGTTTACAGCGTCCGGAGTA